CCCCTATGTGCTTTGCTAAAGATAGAGTTGTAGGTCGGTCCATTTCAATCATTTTTACCAGAGTATTTCCATCTATTTTGGATTCACCCCCATTAACTGTAAGGTCACCACCAAATTTTATTGTTAGAGGTGCTAAGGGAGCATTATTAGTTGTGGTATTTGTACTTTTATTTATTGTGTTAGTTAAATTTTCAGTTCTTGTAGAAATTTCAGCCCCTAGACCTTCACCAAATTCTACATTACTTTTTTGTGCTGCTAATAAAATATCACCCTTAGCAAAAGTGGTTATACCTTCTTTGGTGATTATTGCGTCATTTGCAGTCATTTTTTTCAATTCATCTATTGCTTCCTGAGCTGAAGTTAAACCAGAATCTTTAATTTTTTTCATTAGGGGNGAATTCTCGTCAAATTGACCTTTTCTAATAGCCTCTAAATCTGCTGGTGTTAAGGATGGAACAGTACTTGCTATGGTTTGTGTTAATGTTTCTCTTCTAATTCCTTTGTCAGTAACTCCACCTTTACCAATCATTAATCTAATCCCCGCATCCATCGCTGCTAAATACTGATTTGCTTTTTCCGCTACTGTAAGTTGTTGTTTATACACCTCCGAATCGGTCATCCCTTCTTTCCTTAATAACTCCATTTGTTCCTCAGTTACATTAGTAACATCCACCATTTCTTCAATCCCTGGTATCTTTACTTGTGCAACCCCTCCTTTACCAATTTCTGCCATTGACGACAATAACTCTTTATCGGTTTCACTCATATCACTAAAGTCGCCTATTTGACTAAATACTTCCGCTCTTCTCGCTGACTTAACTGCTAAATCTGCCAATTCTTGATAGGACATACCTAACTGGTCTTTCATAGCCATCATTTGTCTTCTTTGTTCTGGAGAAATAACAAATTTACCTTTTTCCTTATCAAAGGTCGCCGCTGCAGCTGCTGTATCTATAATTGCGGTTTGTAACCCTTCCAAGTCATTAGTGGCCATATACATTAACTTAAAGGGGTCTTGTAAGTCACCTACAGCACCACCAATTACTTGCATTTGTGCTGCAAAGTCAATTGCACCTTCTGGGTCAAAGAATTTTTCTGCTAAACTAGTAGTTTTATCCATGGATATACCCAATGCTTGACCTCTTGCTACCATTCTAGCTAATCCTTCTATTCCTCTTTCAAAACCAAAGGTATTGATTAGTTTTAATTCATCACCAATATTCTGTAAGAATTTTTCCATAACCACCCCAAATTCTCTACCTGTTTGTAGTATCTCTGACATAGCATTATCCGTTTCATCTACTTTCCCCATTGCTGTATCTAAACTAAACCCTATTCTATCAAATCCATCAGCAAATTGTCCAGCATTAAATCCTTTTAATGTTTTAGTTAATAAAGAAGCTCTTTCTACTACAGTTGGTGGTATGTAGAGATTTCTTTGTATTTCAACTGATATTGCTTTAAAAGTCTCAAATAAATCATGGGTCGTTAAACCAAATCGAGATGCTTGTAGTCCCGCTTCATTTAACCCATCAATGGTGTCTAATAATTGTTCATTAGACATTCCAAGACTTTGGGAGATATCTACTCTTAAGGTATCCTCAAGTGCTAACATATTAAGAACTGTACTCATATGTTGTTGCATAGCAGCTCCAGTTGTTAGAGTACCAGTTCTAATAGATTTTAATACATCAGCCATGTCCTCCAAATCCCCAACAGTAGTTTCTGTTTTAGGTACTCTGTCTTGAGCTAATTTTCCAAGAAATTCGAATTTGGAACCTGCCGTTGGTGGTGGGGCTTGATTCCCAGTTTGATTAGTTGTTGCAATGGCTACTTTAGCTGTCCACGAAGTTCTATTATACCCTGCAGCTTGTACTGCAGTTTTTTCCGCGGAGGTAAGTTGGTGCCATTGTACCTTTTGAGCTTCTAAATCTACTACTGTTCTTGTAGGCATATTATAATAATTGTTTAATTATAAATATTTAGAAAGTGCTTTTACTTTTGTTTTTGGCTTGTTCTATCATCTCATTCTTTTTTTGGAACTCGTTTGTTAAAAAGTTCACATAGAATCTTCGTTCAAATGTAGGCATTGATAGGAGGTCTCTCCATGATATATGGAGATGTTTCATTAGATAATAGAATTCTTGCAATAGGGCGTTCCTATATTCCGTAGAAAGGACGAAAAAACTCAACCCCGAATGTAATTCTCACATTTATCTCTTCATTCGATGGAGTTAACACGGGGATAGTTAAATCTAGTGAAGGCGAGTTCTCTCTTACTATTTTTCTAATAGTTTGTGAGTCTCGAATTGGCATAGTCTGAATAAATTGTGAGATAGTCATAGGGTCTCTAACACCATCTATCTCTTTAACTAAAACTTCTAATTGTTTAGTCATGTAGGGATTAATAGAAGATGTTTTATGTTGTTCATCTATATCTTTTAACATTTTTTCGTCTTTTGGTGTTAAAAAGGATAGTTTAGCTTTTTTCTTGGATACTTCTAGGTAGTGGGTGAATTCATTTTTTTCGTCTAGTTCAACCCCCACTTCATTAGTTTTTAATACTGATAAGTCTATGGTGGTATTAAAACTCTCGTTTGTTTTAGGGTCAGTTAACTTTACAGTATAGTCTGAACCAAATGCTGTGTTACGTAAAAAAACTAGAATAGCTTCTTTATCACATTCAGGCATATCTGTAATATTTATATCTTTATCTAAGATTTTTCTAGATAATAAAGTATTAACTAATTCACCGTTAGCTTGTAGTGAAGGTGTCGCTAATAAGTTTTCATCAGCCGCATTTAAATATGTTACCTTTACTGTTTTTTTCCGATTCTTATAAAAAACACCTTCAGAAGGTAAACTTACCATATCATATGGCAATATAGTTTCTGGTTGTTGTCCTAATTGTTCTTGCATTATTTATTAATTTAATTTATATATTATAATTGTAAATATATAGATTTATTTTTTATATATAGATTTAAATATCTGCAATAAGCATTATTATTTATTTAATTAAAGTAAAGTCTTATATAATAAAAAAGTCCTCATATGAGGACTTTTTTAAATATATGTGGTTTTTTTTAATAAACTAGAATACATCTATCAGGTCTTAAAGTTGCTGCAATATTTGCAAGACCCTCATCACTATAAGCTAAGTCGTTAAAGTTAACATCTGTTAAGAAACATCCTTGTAATATCCATTTTTCTACTACAACCCCTGTTGGGTCTAACATTTCTAAATCAATATTTTTCTTATACCCTGCAGCGTAACCCATTCTACCAGTTACCGATTCTGCATGACTTCTAACCCATTCCATCAATGCTTGTGCTGCTGAAGGCCCGATTGGGTCTCTAAATGTTACATTTATTGTGTTCCACACAAATCTACCTGCTACATAAGTAGATGTGTTAAGAAACGGCACTTCTACCGCGTTAATTGTTACTTGTGGTCTAGAAGTACTCTCTACATACCATTCATTGATACCTAATGAAGAATCGAATCTTAAGATAAACCTATTCTTTTTCTTCGGCTCATACGGTATCGGCATTTTCATTAATAAATCGGCCATATCTTTTAATTTTTGTTTTTACTTTTTTATTATATACTATAAATATATCGGTAATGAAAAAAATATCTTAATTCATCTGTTTTAATACTATTTTATTCATGCCGCCTTCGGAAGTATCATAAACAACAAACTTAACTTCAGGAAATTCTACCTGTAATACTTCTTTTATAAATGGAATTATAACATTTATATTACCTAAATCGTCATCACTAAACCCTACAGATAATTTATTATACTGAGTATTTACCATTTCTGATGTTTTTGCAACTATTTTACTTACATAATCTCTTAGAGCTATTTTCTTACTCTCTTCAGGGTCTAGAGGANAACCGCTTTCTAAATCAAATTTTTTTGTGAAAATTTCTGAAGTTATTGGGTGGTAATCCTGAGAATCCAAATAAGTTTTCAATATTATCTCTGGCTCCTTACCCTCTAATTCTGTAAATATTTGTTGTATATTATCTATCATCTTACTTAATTCCTCTTCATTAAATGTATTAGAAATAATTAACTCTACTCCTTTTTTTAATGTCTCAGGGGTATGTCCTCTTGCTGTAATAATAGAAATTGGACTTGCGTAAATTAATGCCTCCTTAAATTTTTCGAATGAGGGGGCAAAAGAATTATTACTCAATGCTTGTTGTAAATCAGTCAAAAAAGATTCTTCATTTATAAAATTATCAAATGCACCATCATCTAATTTATAATTCTCCTCATCCCTAAATATTGAAAATTCAGATGTACTAACGTTAATTTTTTCCCACCCAACATCTGTTTTTTTTAACATTTTAATAGTTGTTGGCATAGTAATAATATTATCATCCCAATCAAAAGAATACGCTCTTAGATTAACTGGTGTACTATCTTCCTCTTTTAACAAACCACTTATAATATTGAGTTGTTTTTGTGTTATAATAATTTGCTGTAACATATAATATAAATACAAATTAGTTTGGTTAATTCGATTTTATTACTTATCTTTGTAGTATGAAAAATTTAACAAAAATATTACTTCTAATATTAGTTCTGGTTTCTTGTACAAAAGAACCAATGTATATACCTTGTACTACCACTTACCCAACTACCCAAAATAATGGTGAGTATGTACATACTGATTTTTTAGAAGGCTGTTGGAAATTAATTGGCGGGACAATGTATATAGAAAATTTAGATACCGAAGAAACTAGTGAGCAATTTTTATTTGATAGTGGTGTCCAAAGTAGTTTAAGGTATGACGGTATTTCGTTATACTCTATTGAGACATTGGTTAGGTATGAGACCGTGTGGTGTTTTGATTTTCCTAAAGACGTTCCAGGTGCTGGAACATTCACTCTGAATAGTGATTCTATCTACCCATATGGTTTATATGTTACCAATAATAACATTACTATAACTGAAGATGTGTCAGGTACCTACTCACTTCTAGGTGGTTCATCAAGACCAATACAGTATGAAATAGTAAATAAACAAAATAAAATTATTAATATCTATGTCCAAGAAACCTATGAAAATATTTATGGATATAACTATTATTATTTTTCCAAACTTAGATTTAAAAAATTGTAACCTATCTTCAATATACTCGTATATATTAATATAGAAGTTTAATCCTTAAAAAAAAATAAAATTATGACCCAAATACTATTAACTTATCTTATTATCTCACAAATACTAATGTTTGCTTTTTTACTTATTAATGAAAAAGATATTCGTGAAGGTTATATATCTTTCGAATCAAAACGTGGAGACAACCCTACAAGTAAGTGGTATGGATTTTATATCTTTACACATGTTCTTAAAGCTCCTTTGTTAGCTCCAATGATTCTTATCTTACTACTTTTAAATTTTGGTAAGTTGGTAGAATAAAAAAGGCCCGAATTATTTATTGAGATTGAATCTCATCCGGATTATTATACCCCATATCTGCCCTTGCTTGCTTTGTGATTTCGACATATGCGTCTATAGTTTCGTTGGCTCTTTTTTATCACCATCCTTATCAAGGTCTAAGAAATCTGGTTTTGGTCCTTCTACTACTTCATCCTGAACCTCATCTAACTTTATTTCAGTCCATTGTTCTTTAATAATCCCTATTCCGTGTAAATCTCTAATTCGAGTTTTCTCAGATTCGTTAAGTTTAAATCTATTTCTCATAATTTTTTATTTTTTTAATGAACGTCTTCTTTTTCTAGACTCATTTCTTTGTTTCTTAATATTAGAATAAACGCCTACCACTTTTCCTGGTTTTCCGTCGTAAACATCTCTTTTTTCTACTTTACTAGGTGCTCCCTTGTATGTTCCTTTTTCATCTCTACCTTCACTGAATTCAGTTCCTTCTTCATCACGGTCTTCACGGTCTTCATCATAACCCATATCTTTTTTAAGTGCATCTAAGTGTTTTTCTATTTCACGAATTCTATCATGAGGTGCCATATCTTCTTCATGTTCTAACCCTTCTTCTTCTTTTCGGTCTTCCCCCTCATCTTCACCATAGTTATAGGTTTCTTCACCTTCACTATCTTCTTCTATGTCTTCCGCTTCAAACATTTCTTTATACTTCGCGGTTGGTGTTCCCATTATTCCAAAATTTTGTCCGTTTCCATCACCGAGATTTTCTTTAACTAATTTTTGAATTAGATTAACTAATTCCTCTTCTTTTAATTTAATCTTTTTCATTTTTTAAATTTTTGTTATTGGTTTTATTATTTGTTTCATATTTTTAATATCCTCTTGTATGAGTTTTTCTTTATCTTCACTTACAAATCCTTTATTTACTACATCTTCTATTTCAGGAGCTGATTCAATACCTACTTTCAAGTCATTCTTTTCATCATCAGATGTTGTATCCCAAGCCGCACACTTACCTACAGTACAATATTTCCATTTTTTGTCTCCCTTTTTTTTCCACCTCTTTATAAATAAGTTTCTAATCCATTGTGGTAATTTAGGCCATTTTACCTCCCATTTTATACTTTTAAACTTTAGTTTTTCCGGGTGGACTTGTTCTTCCATTTCTTCTTCATCAGGTACTTCGATAACTTCTTCTTCTTCAAATTCAGGATGTGGTAATGGTTTGGATACTTGGTCGTAACTCCTTGGAGCTCTTTGTGATGAACCAGAGCCTACCAATTCTGCAGTATAGGTCATAAAATTACCTAATTTAGTGATAGAGTTAGCTAATTTCTTTCTAGTGTCACTATCTCTAATCATCTCATAGGCTTTCTTTATACCATTAAGTATATTTTCTAAACCTTCTCTCGCAGCAATTCCTGGATTTCTATCGTACATTCCTTGTTCCATTATAGTTCCNGAATAATCCCCNACACTTAAATCTAAGTTTTCACTCTTGATGGCCTCTCTAATTANTTGATGGGCATCTTTTATTATACTAGTTATAGATTTTTCTCTCGATTCGTTCAATTGTGATAGTAATCGGTCCAATTGTTCTTCACTAATAATAACATTTTGTTTTTTACCTTCCGTAAATACTTTTTTACCGGATTTAGGATGATTTAAACTTTCTCTTAGAGTTTGTATACTAAATTTCATATCTTTATTTTATTATAAATACTATATATCTTCAAAAGAAGCTCCTGTCGGTGTTATCAAGAATTCAACAAATATATATTCTAACGCTCTTGTAGGTTTAATATATATTTTACCATTCATTTCATTTCTATCTATTTCTTCAGGGTCATTAGAAAGTACCACTCTAAAGTCCGTTAAACCTCTATCTCTTCTAATAGAATCTAATATTGGATTTACTAGGTCTAAGAATTGTTGTCTTACTATATCATCATTTTGTTCAAATATTAATCTAACTGCTACTGCTGAAATTAATTTTCTAGTTTGTAACAATAATCTTCTAACATTTATTCTATCTAATGCGGATTCTTTAATCTGTAATGTTTTATTACCCCAAATAATTGGGCCTACATCACTAAACGTTGCAATAGGATTAAGTCTACCAACATATAATGTATCTCTTTCGTCAAGAGTAAGTTTCTTTCTAGCTTTTACAGCATTTACAATACCTCTAGTATAACCCGCTGATGCAAACCATGGGAATGCAATATTATCTGTTAAGGCAATATTTCTCATTACCTCAGAAGTTGGTGGTATATAAATTTGTTTATTATTAGCCGTATCTCTTACCTGTATCCAAGGATAATAAGTAGCTGTATAATTAGAATCTATAAGAGAATCTTCTACATTATCTACAGCTTCCTCTGGTGTAATTTGATTAGTAATGTCTGTGGTGTTTGGTACAAACATATTATAATCTGGTGTGGTAACCACATATAAAGAATCTGCTCTATCAGTTTCTACCATATCTATAGCTTCATTAACCAAACCTAAATTATCTACATAATCAAGACCTGGAGTTGCAAATACATTAATATTTACAGATTCTGGATTACTGAATGTCTCAATAGCTCTTAGGTAAGCAAAATAATCTGTGTTTGCTTCTGATGAACTTAATTTCTTAAATGTACCTGCTCCAGTTGCTGTATTGAACTCTGCCGTATTACATGCTCCCGCTAAGAATCCGGATAATCCCATTCTATAATCGTCTGTATTGGACCTAGTTTTTCTATATATATCCCATCCGTCAAATCCACCATGTGGTGCAATCGTAAATTTACGACTTCTAAGTTTTTTATATGGTTCAGTAGTTAGGGTTGGTTCATGATTAAATTGTCCTGCTCCACAATCAAATACTGATTTACCATTTAATGTAGTTCCTGACCACTCTAAGTAAGTTCCAACACCACCACTTATAACAGTTGCTCCTGAATCCATATGGAATCCTTTTGTTATTACTTGCCATTCTCCTCCATCTACTGCTGTACATAAAGTAGACGGTATTTGTTTTCCTTTATAAGCGAAGAAATCTGAATCATAAGCTGCTCCCGTACTATTNGAAACNCCGAGATATACTTTACTAACTTTATCTCCACCACTTATAGTTTGGTTATTTACAGTACCACTACCAAATGGTGGGTCGTAAATTACTTCACCAGCATTATAGTATTTTGTTTTATATACAATTGTTGGGTTAATTGGGCAATTACCATAACCTCTAAATCGATAACCTTCAAAACCACATGGTAATGAATTTGTAAATGTGCCATCTAAAAGTCCTTCACCTAAATACAACATTGTATATTTAGATTTTAATTCAAATTCACCTGTAGATGTACCAATTTTTCTACCAATAAAAGATACTTTAGTTGGGTCTAAACTACATCTAGTATATTTTTCTAAGACATTTGGATTTGCGTCTGTGTCGTAGAAGTCTCTCACCACAATATCAAATTCTCCTCTTTCAAAAGATAGATTAATTAAAGAAATTTTAATTTCTTTATTTGCTGCTGTACCATCAGATATAGAAATAAATTTAAATAACCTAAACACATCCGTACCTTGTAATTCTGAAACAATCCATGGTGTCTCAGGTGTTGTCCACTGATTCATATACCAAGCTATAGTGTTTGTAGGTGTGGCATTTCTTGCTGATGGTAAATATTTTAAACAACATTGTAACCCTCTAACTTTTCCTTTTTTCCAAGCGTCAGTTAATAATGCTGGATAAGCTTCTTCTACAAATAATGGAACTTCTTCTTTTACTTTATCAAATGGGCTTCTACCAAATACTCTAGAGACATACTCTTGTGATGTATTACTCATAGAAGTTTTAAATGTATAATTATTACCATTTACTGTTCCCGCACTTATACCAAATGACGCAAATGGATTTTCTAATACTTTATAATAATCACCAGTACAATCAAAACTAACAGTATCTGCACTTATACTATAAATTGGTCCACCAGAAGCCTTAGTACTAAGTCCTCTAGACCTTAAAGTTAATACTACCATACCATCATACTCTTCTTGTACATTAACATCTGTGTAAGTTATATATTCTATAACCACATTACCTGAATATACGGGAACTGCTCCCCATG